CGAAGAAAAAGGGGCGGGAGTTAATATCATCCCAACGCAATGTCCGCGCTTCTTCGCGGCTTGTGTCACTGCTGGCGTCGAGCTTGAACCGGGAACTCCAGGCATCTCTAACGTCTATTCAAAGGGCGTCACCTACGATCCCGACGAGCCGGGAACGATTAGTTATCACCTCGACAACAAGACCGTCGGTCCTTTGTCGCTCGCCAAAGTCTGGCGTGATCCGTCGCAGGACATGACCGAAGCCGCAGCGCTGCCGGCACGAATGATCAGCGCGAGGACAGAGGATGAGTGGCAGCAAATCGCCGACGATCTTGAGCTGTTGCACGTTTATTGTGCCATCGCGCATATCAAGGCATTCGCCGACGGCAAATTCGCCATCGGAATGCGTGCCGTTACCGACGAGGAGGAGCGCGCCGCACAAATGCTCTCCGACATGCCCGATGTCATCCGCAACGCAACTGGAAGGCGAAACGGCGGAAAGATCGCTGAACGGTTTGATGCTATCTGGATGCCTGCCATGTTTGCATGGGTAAAGGCATGGGTGGCCAATTACCTTGAGCTAAAAGACATCTGGAAAGCCGCTAATCCCGCAATCAAGATCGAGCGCGAGGGCTTTCCGCTCGTCATACCGAAAGGTCCACAATTTGAGAAACTAGCCCGCAGATGGGTCAAATAACCAAAAAAGAAGCATGAGCGACATAACCATTGAAGACATCGAAAAAGAGAACAGCGTCACGCCCGACATCGTCGCCGCACGCAGCCGGTCATACCAGTTCAAAGGCAAGCCCCTAAAGCCCTTTTCCAAGTCCCGCTCGACCGCAGCGCGATGCATGGGTAATTCCCTCTTCCTTGGTCGCGCAAGGCCGGATGAAAATGGAGTCTGGGACCAAATCACGCTTGACTCGATCATGGTGGTCTGGCTCTGCTCTGTGGAAGATTCCCGCGTTGCCCGTGCCTGTCTCAATCGCGATCAAGCGATCATTGAGATGATGGCATGGTGGGACAAAGAGGGCGGCGAAATCGGAGGCGCGGAGGAGATCGAGGCCGTGCAGCTTCTGAACATGATCTGCGAGGACATCCAGACCGTCTCTGCATCTGTCGAATCTCCCTCCGGTGGTCGCGACACCTCCAACGTGGGGGAGTGATCGGGAGCGATGCTGACTACGTTTCGACCGTAGCAGCAAAGCTCCCCGGCCAGACTTGGGCATATTACATGGACGAGTTGCCGCTTTGTATCGGCATGCAATTGCGCAACGCTGACCTTTTCGAGCGCGGCTGCGACATTGTGCCACCAGGCAGGAGCGCATCGGCAAAAATGAGCGAGATCCTTGGCGAACATGCGGAAGCGTGGTTTAGTTGAGCATGGACAGAATAACGGCATCGGTAGACGTTCGTGAGTTTATGGCTGCATTGCAGGCATACGAGAAGGAATCGTCGCGAGATTTGAAAACCATTGTGAAATCAACAGCAATCGATGTTGCGTTCAAAGCCAATCAGTCAGCAACGGCAGCAAAGAAATCGTCGATTCCGAATCTGAAAACCGGGCTTTTTAACGCGCTGGCAGCAAAGGCCGGATTTACTCGCGGCAATGGAAACCAAAGGCAGGCCGAACGTCTTTACAATCGCCGCATCTCCGCGATCAAATACAGCAAATCGCTGTTTCTGAAAATGGCGCAGGATCTTGGCGCAAAGGTCGCATCGCTCCGCAAGAAGATCGAAAACGCAGGAGCGGAGGACAAAGGCACGATTTTGATTCCGGCCATTGAACTTACGATTGAAGGCGTTGACATGGATCACGCCAGCAAAGTCCTAGCGCCAGCATTGCAAGAGGGCGTCAATAAAAGCGCGGCGAAGATGCGCCAGCGAATCGAGGCCAAGATCGCCAAACGCGCCCAAGCCCACTCAGGAAGGTGATGCAAAGGTTTTCAATCAAGGCGCTTTCATCAATGTTTCGCACCAATCGCGAGACGGTCGAAAAACGCGCCTCGCACCTAGGGCTAAAGTTTGAAGAAGGCGACAAGGGCGCAAAGCTCTACGACATCTTTGAAATCGCCCAGCTTCGCCCTCCACCAGCTCGCAGTGAGGGCGCAATGTCCTTGGAGGAGGCGAGGACGCGAGAGGCTACAGCACGCGCAGAGGGGCTAGAAATGGACAATGCGCGGAAGCGCCGGGAACTGGCTAACGTAGACGAGCTAATGGCCGCTCAGAACGTCCTTTTCGACGAGATCGCCGCGCGAATCAAAAGCTCAATGATGACTGACGCTGAAAAGGAGGATTGCTTGAGCGTGATTTCCTCGGTTCCTCGCAAATGCTGGGGCGAGCTTTAAACGGCATCCATTTCGTCTCCCTCATGCGGATCCGACTCATCGGCCAGCGCGTCCTGAGCCGCTGAGAAGGCCGCTTGCGATTGGAGCGTAATCGGGCGCCTGACTCCCTTGTCATCAGCCCATGCGCCCTTAGCCTCCGTTCCCATGGCTGGCAATGCCGCCTCGGCGCGGAACGCATCCTCGTCGGCCATCTGAGGCGTGATCGAGCCGGCCCGAACTCCGACACCGTAAGCGTCGAACTTGGCCTTGAGCGTTTCAAACTCGCGCGTCTAGCTAGGAACTTCGACGCCAGCCGATTTCCCAACAGCCGTTGGCAACCCTGCCGCTTGAAGCTTGGCATTGTCCTGCTCGTTCTCCGCAATGATCTTGTCGATGTTCAAGCCGCGATCCTTGGCCGCACGCTCGCGAGAATTAAGCGAAAGAGCGATTTCCCGCTCGATGGCCTCGATGTCGCCGACCGGATCAACCCAAGTCCAAGTCCTGCCGGAGAACTCGACATGGGAGAGGCGGTCAAAGTCGAGGAGGGTATAGCCTTCAATCCTGCCCATCAAGAGCGCCATTCGTAGCCAACGCTCGAAAAGCGGAATCTCGAAAGTGTCGATGAACCACGAGTGAAGGATTTTGTAAATGTCGCGCTCTGACAGGACGCCCTGCCGGATCGACGAATAAGACACGCCTTCCAAGTCTTGCGCCCATGTGTTGTAATTGACGTAGATGCCGGGGCTGACTCCGCGCAGAATGGCTTTACGAAAGTCCGGCATCGCACTATTCGGATGCGCTGGGTCAATCATCTGGGCCTCGACGCCGTGGGGAAGCGTCTCAAACGTGCCAGGTGCAGAAGGTGCAATGGCTTTCCCGTCGTCGTCCTCATCGCCAGTGTATTGCGCTTCTCCGGTCTGTTTGAAAAAGCCAAGCTTGTTGGCACTGATACGGGCGGCGATTACCTCGGCTTCTTCGAATTTGGCAAGATGCCGAAGGCGAAGGAGGGCATTGGCAAGCCAAGAATAGCCTTGGCTCTGATTGATCCGACGAGCCAAAAACGTATGGATCATGTTATCTGACCCAACGGCGAACGTTTCGCGCGTGTAGCGACCGCTCTTCGGGTCCATTTTGCGAAGATGATACCGAATGGGCTCGTCCCATTCATCAAACTCAACGCCCATGTAAATACGGGCGGCATCGTTCCGGTGGTGCGGATCGAGCGCGTCGATCTCGATGCCTTGCGCGGCAAAGCGGAAATCGTTTTTCGGAAAGCCTTCAATGGTGCGCGTCAAGAATCCACCATCGCGAACGGCAGACCGCAAGGCGAGACGCTCAAAAGCAGCGCGTGAGAACTGGCGGGTGACATCGAAATTGCCACGGCGTGAGAAATCCTCCCAAGCCTCCTCGACCTTAGCTCTCGCGTTGTTGTCGGCGCTGTTCGACAAGCCCTTTTTGCTCCTCGCATCTGCTCGACGGGCGAGCGATTTCATGCGAATCCCATGCTGGCCGATCACGTTGGACTCCAAGGCCATCAACGCGCCCTCGATGTAGCCGTCGTTGCGCTCAGAATCCCGCGCACGGTCGCGCAAAGACTTGGCGTCCTGTTTGATCGCGTTATCCGCTGGGCCTGTTCCTGCGACCCAGTCGTTCGTGTATCGCGTGCCTTTTGCCGCGTCAAAATTGCGCGTGCGAATTGGCTTGTTGTTGGGACCGTAAAGGAGTGGTTTCATTCAAAGCGGGAGTAAATGGTTCGACCGTTGGAAAGCCCTGCATCAGCGCGAGCCTTGGCAATCTCAGTGTCGAGGTCGCGTCGGTATTTGGTCAAAAGCTCGCGAGCGTCCATCAAGGAAATCTTGGTAATCGGCACGCCTCCGACGGTGTAAGTCTCAAGCCCTCGGCCTTCGTCATCGCTAATTCGGCCCTCAAGGTGTGCTTCCAAAGCCTTGACCATCTTTCGCGCATGGCTTGGCAGTGGGGAGCGATCCGGCGGCGCTTGAAGCGTGATGTTGCCGATAGACTCAACCGACCGAATCCCGGCCACCTCAAGCGTTAAGGCAACGACGTAGATTCCTGCCGGCAGGTTGGCCGTCTTTTCCGGCGGATAGGTCGCGGTTGCCGTTGCCCCTGACACTGACAGCGGAACCGTGACAACCTCGCCCGTGTCAATGCTGCGAAAATGAGCTGATCCCGTAGCGCCTGACGTTACAGTTGCGGTAAATTCCAACGATTCGCCGCAGAATGCGCGGGAGGGTAAAGCTGCCATGCCGATGCCTCGACAAAACAAAGCCCAATTTCAAGGGCTTTTGGTTAATCGGCTACGAAATCGAGTGTATATTCCCGCTCTTTACCTCGATCAGGCACGTTCTTGGCCGCATATTCGGCATATTTCTTGGCAATCGTGGCAAAGGCGATGTCGAGCTTTTTGGCTGCGGCGATGTTGTAGACGCGAACGTCGAGCGGTTCGTTCCGGTCGCGCTTGTCCTTCTTGTCGAAGAACTCGTAGAAGCTCCCATCTTGTCCTTTCTTCAGCGTCACCTTCTCGATCAAGAGGCGCTGGAAATATTCCGGCGTATAACCATGGCCGCTGGGGAAATGCATGTAATTATGCGGATAGATGGAAGATTTGCGATCTTGGCGCAGGGCCGCGTTCTGATAAATCATCGATTTGCATTCGTGCGTGCCGATCTCAAAGAATGTCCCGCGCTTTTCCCTCTTAGGCTGCGAGACAATCGGCTTGCCTAGGACGGTCGAGCCGAAGATGGCGAAGACGCCTCGAGCTTGTCGCACCTTGGTAAAGGCTAGCACTTGGGCCTGCCGGTATTTAGAGTCGATAAAAACGGAGGCGACTCGCAGAACCTTGCCGCACGGGTGAAGGAACTCAGTCTGAAGCAGAGCGTCCAGCTTCTGCCACACTTCCGGCTCCATCGTGCCCCCGCTCAAAATGTGATACCCAAGCCCCCATGTCTGGCCGTTGATGCCATGGCCGACAAACTCAAACTCTAGGCGGTCGCCTTGAACGTCGCAGCCTCCAGTAACGACAAGCACGCCAGCGGGAATCTTGAACTGGTTTTCAGTGACGCGGTCCAAATAATCGTAAGCCTCCTGAGCAAGGCCGACCGGATCCGGCATCTCCTCCTCGGGGGCTTGATAGGTTTCCGCGTCGAACGTATTAATCAAAACGCGCTTCGCCTTCTCGCGATTGTCTGCCGCCTCGATCTTAAGCTCCTCGACCGCAGCCCAATGGAGATGACTCGCGAATCCCTTTTGGGGAGGATGCGGCGACATCATCCGCGAACCGTGGAACCCTGCGATGCCGTTAAATGGCCGCGTGGCCTGCCATCTGCCATTGCGTATCATCTCCATGCGCTCCGCATCAGTGATTCGACACTCGCTCTCGGGGCATTCAATCCACGCGTCCTCGGGCTTGTCGCAATCATATTTGAGCTGGCGGCGGTGCAGGACAAACTCCTTTGCGCAATGAGGGCAGGGCGCGATCCAAACTCGCCAATCAGATTGGAGCATCAGCGCCTCGATCTTGCTCTTGCCTTTGACGCTTGGATAGCTGGCAGCAATCTTGATTGTGTCCGCATATTCGGAACCTCGGACCCAGAAGATCTCAAGAGGGTCACCTTCATCTGATTCCGTCGATTCGATGGCGTCGATCTCGTCGGCGAAAAGGAAGTTTCCCTTTGCTCTCCGCATCTCACCTGGAGCGTTTGACCCGAAGGCATTGACCAAGCCACCAGGGAAAAGCTTGTGCAAAATCGTGTTCCCGCTTTTGCGCCGGCCAGAATCATCGCCGATCAGCGAAGCTAGATCGGGCGTCGGATTGACCAGCTCGCCCATCAACGTCTCCTTGCTCCACTTTTCGGTCTGGCTAATCGTGGGATACATTACCAAAACGCGGCGAGGAGCCTCGGCTATGCTGTGGCCGATCTGGTTCATCACCACCTCCGTTTTGCCCATCCGGCTGGCGAGCATGTAAACCGTCATCTGCACGCGCGGATCGTAGGGCGCTTCCATCATCTCGCGCTGATACGGGGCGAAATCAAAGCGGAAGCGCCTTCCGCCCTCCATGCGTCGGACCTTCTCGGACCATTCTGGCGCGGTCATAGTGCGCTGGAATCGGAATGCACGCTCTAAGTGCCGAAGAGTCCCCCGGTAATACCGATCAAGTGCCGCCTCATTCATGTTTCAAGCCCTCAAACAGGCTGGCCGTGGCTCAACAATGCCGGAGCCAGTGTGACCAGTTGCGAAAATTGCGTTTCCGTTCCGCGAGAGAAGGTCAGAAGCGCCGCAGTTGGAAGCGCCACGCTAGCCGCGTCGAGCAATCGCAGCACTTTGGAAGTGTCGAGCGTCATCGTAACGCCGATTGGGCCGATAAAGGTCTCGGAAACTGTGATGGCCGGATTGACTCCAACGGCGGCACGTTTGATTTCAACCTTGATCGTCTCTCCGGTCGCATTTCGCGTCACCAGGAATTCCCCCGGTTCGATGTCATCGAGTGCCGCTTGAATCTGATAAGTCGAAACATTCGCTGAAAGCCACATTGTCGCCGCGTCGTTCGCGGTCCGAATCTGAAACTTGCCAGCATCCGGCATCCTTGAAATGGTGATCCTATCGTTTTGAGCGATTGAGACAGTTCCTGTTGCGATGTTCGCCACCGTGACCGCAGCCTCGCTAATGTTGGCCGCGCTCGTCACCGCCACGAGCGTCTGGAGCGTCAGGTCGATCTCGACCGTCTCGACGTTAGAAGCACCGCCAGCGATCAAGGTGAGCGCACGATTCGTCATCGTTCCGAAGGCCGAATGGGCAATCGTGAAGTCTGCTCTCGCTCCATTGCTGCGGAAAGTGACGGTAAAAAGGCCATCTTTTCCCGTAACATCGACACCACCAGCGGAAACGATGGCAGATAGGCGATTCAGCGCGAGGCCCAGCAAATGCGCGTCAATCCCGGCAGCGGGAAGCTCGACGGTGGAAGCGCCCCAGGTGATCGACCAATCGCCGGAAGCAATTGCAACGGGCTTTTCGAGCGCAAGGGAAAGGCTCAACGTATCGCTGCTGCTAATCTCCAAATGATCCGCGATCAGCTCGACGCTCAGGCTGTCGCCGGGGCGAATCGCGTCAGGCAATCCCCGCACCTGTCCCTTGTCGTCATAGCGCAATTTGAGCATGTCGGACGCCTCGACAAAACGCCGCGCAAAATCAAGTTGAAAATCCCGTTCGTTTTGTGCAGTCATCGACATGCCTGACTTCCCCGTCATTTCCGGCGTCGCCGATCTGCCCAAATTCTATTTCCCTCAGGGCGCTCCTTTCCGGCTCACGCTTTCGATTGGCGCGGAGTTTTCTATGACGGGCAAATTCGTGGCCTTTGGAATGCGTGCAAGATCGGGCACGATTCGGCGAATTTTCGGGACTGATTCCGGTGAGTCGAATCTCACCGTAGCGGGGCAGGTGATCACGCTCAACATCGCAACCGATGCTGCGACCGTCCCGGCGTTTGCCTATGGATGGACCCTAGAAGATGTCCAAGCGCATCTGCAAACCGAATACTGGGTGGACATCTCCGCGACCGAAGGCAGTGACATCTTACTTCGACTGCAAGGCCAACTTGATTGGGTGGAGCCCGGTTCTGACATCGCTGAGTCTTCCGCTATTGTCGAATCGCCAAGCATCGACGTAGCCATCAACAGTGGCGCGATATCAGCATCGATTTCCGTCCTCGGGGCCGCTGAGCCGACGCTTACCACCAACACCGTCACCAGCGGCCTTTCGGGCATTCTGAAGGCCGCAAGCAATACGCTAGAGGTTGCCGTTGCCGGGACCGATTACGTGGCCACAAACGATTCCCGATTAACCGACGCAAGGACGCCCACAAGCCACGTTCACGGTGGGATTTCCAACACTGGCGCAATCGGCTCGACCGCTGGACTCCCGATTAAAACCGGAACCAGCGGAGTCCTTGAGGTTGGCGCATTCGGAACGTCGGCTGGGCAATTTGCTCAAGGGAATGACTCTCGCTTCAGCGATGCAAGGACTCCGACAAGTCACACCCACGGCAGCATTTCAAACGCTGGAGCCATTGGGTCAACTTCGGGCCTCCCAATCAAAACCGGAACCAGCGGCGTCCTCGAGGTGGGCGCATTCGGAACGTCAGCGGGTCAATTTGCGCAGGGCAACGACTCGCGCTTCCACGACCGCAGTCACGCCATCACTTCGACCTCAGATCACACCGCCGGAAACTGGAAGGTTTTTCATTCCAATGCCAGCGGACAGATTGTCGAGCTTGCCCTTGGTGCGGACGGGACTTTTCTAAAGAGCAACGGAGCGTCACTGGCCCCTTCCTTCGCGACTCCTGCGGGGGGCGGATCGTCCATCACCGGAACTGGCTTTGCTTACGTTCGCACTGGTGGTAACGATACAACCGGAACTATCGGCGATCCCTCAAAGCCGTATGCAACCGCACAAGCGGCGTGGAATCTTGGGGCGAGAATTTTCGAATTGGGCGCGGGAAGTTTTTCAATTTCTCACACTACAGATGTCCCAAGTGGCGGAGGCAGCTTTGAAAATGTTTTTGTTAGGGGGTTGGGGAAAGAACGAACTACGCTTTCCATCACATGGACAGGATCAACCGGTACGCCTTCGGGTGACTATTTATATCCAGGTTCGCCCGGGTCTAACCCAATAGGACTTAAACTCTCATCAGATAAAAGTGTTGATTTCACACTTGCTCTTTCTGGAGGGACTGGAGGAAATGGGTCGCAAGGGCAGGAAGGAGGCAGTGAATATCAAAGTGGTGACGGAAGCGCGGGTGGGGCTGGCGGTGAAGCGCCCGATTTTGTTGCATATAATTGTTTTATTTCTTCCTATTCAAATGTCGGCGGTGTAGGTGGGCAGGGTGGCCCGCCGGGGGTAAACGGCGGAGGAGGGCTGGGAAGTCAGGGGGCGCAGGGCGCAACGGGAGGCACGCCTAATGATCCTCAGTTTTACTGGTCTGATCTGCCGAACTCCTATGCAGAAAATCTTTCCTTTCTTCAAGGCTGCATAACAAACGATTTGTTTTACGCTAACATTCCATCAGGCACGGTATCTTACGGAGCCTCTACCGTGGAGGCAGCGATTGGAACACTTGGCTTACGTGCCGCCCCTGAGCATTACATGCGGGTTGACGATTTTTTTAATAGTAGCGGAGTCCTGAGTAACGTCACTGGTCTTTCTTGTTCTGTCGTGGCTGGCGAGAGTGTGCTCATCGAGATCGTAGGTTTCCGTGTCGGTGGCGCTGCTGGGTCTGGTCTACAAATCGCTTTTACTGGACCGTCTAGCCCAGACCACGTCCGGTATACCCTTGAGCACTGGAACGCTGTTAATACTGGCCGAACAGTAGCAGCGGCGACTGCGTTCGCTACTACTCTGACCCAAGCGGACGGATCGACCGATGCACTCCCGATTCGGGTGACTTTAACCCTGATAAACGGCGTCAATGCGGGGACCGTTCAATTTCGCGCAGCCTCCGAAAATTCTGGCACAAGCATTACTTTTCTTAAAGGATTGACTATGCGGGTCCATCGCATCTCCTAATCTATGATCTCGATCCCAGAAATTCTTGTTTTTGCTTTTCCCAATCGCGGTGGCTGGACCGTTGATGGTGATATCATCACCGCAGGAGACGGCGGCCCGGTCCCCACGATTGAAGAGATCGAGGCGCAACGCTCGCTCGCGGAGGCGATCATCGCAGATCAACAAGCAGTCATTGACGCACGGGCGGCAGGGCGTTCCGCTCTTTACGGCGCATGGCAAGCACTCCCCGCTTACATTCGCGGCCCTTTTCGCGAAAAGTTTGAAGTCGCCAACACGCTCCTCGACGAGGGCGATGATGAGGCCGCAATCGCCATGATCGAATACGCGGAAGCGCCAACCTCTTACACCGCAGAACAAGTCATCGTCTTCTCCGCAACCAAAACGGCCATGAAAGCAGGCATCGAAAATCTCACAGCATGAAACTCTTCTACGACCTCCGCGTTGATCGCCTTGTTGCCGCACCTGGGCAAGATTCTGTAATTACCGGTTTGGCCGGAAAAGCCGGAGATGGTGCGACCGAGGTGAAGCTCATCTTTGGGCGAAGCTCAGACCCGACGGCGGCAACGTCGATTGTCGAAGCGCCGACTTGGACGCCGGAAAATCTAGCTGGCGGCACTGTAATCAAGATCGGCATCAAGGAAGAGGGCGATTATTCCGATGGCGTTTTGCTGGCATCAAACCAAACGTGGACGAACGACGCAGGCTCCTTTACTTATACTGGGTTTCTTGATCTTAACACGACCGAAGTAAACACGGCTCTCGGACGAAATGACGCAAATGCTGCGAACGACATCGCGAGCCTAGCTTGCAGCCTTGAACTGACCTACCAGCTTGGAGGGTCTGGCGGATTCCGCAGCTCGGTCGATCCGGTGGAGTATACCATTTATCACGATATTCTGTCCGGTGGTGAAGCCACGCCGACAAATGCAGGAGATCCGACCCAATACCTTCTAAAGGCATCGGCTGCGGAATATTTGGCAACTACGACCAGCAAAATCGGAGGCACTGCCGCAGACCTTGATGCGGTTCCGACCGTGGCGGTGACCGTTGGCAAGCTCGTTCAATTTGTTGATCAAGACGCCTCCCCCAACGTGCTGAGAACCTATCGTCTCGATGCCGGGACAACTGCCGAATCCTCGCCGAATGTCATTCGTCCAGATGATTACAACGGCACGACCAACGCAAAAATCTGGAACCTAATCGCCGTAGACGCAACTTTGCTCTTGCCTGCCGAAGTTAGCCAAGCGGAGGCGGAAGCTGGCACATCAACGTCTCAACGCACGTTTACGCCACAGCGCGTGAAACAAGCCATCGCAGCCCTTGAATCAACGAAAGGGCTTGCGTCTTCCGTTGCAAACGAGGTAGTCCTGTTTAACGGCACTGATGGCAAGCAACTGAAACGCGCAACGACTACAGGACTCGCGAAACTCACCAGCGGCGTCTTGTCTGCTGCAACCGCTGGGACTGATTACCTAGCTGCGGGAGCGATTACGTCGAGCGGCCTCACCATGGCAACGGCTCGACTTCTCGGGCGCACGACTGCGAGCACAGGGGCGGTGCAGGAGATTTCGATTGGATCAAATCTAACGTTTTCCTCGGGAGTCCTTTCGGCATCAAGTTCAATCGGTGGGCTTCCGTCTGCGGTGGCGACGATATCTTCTAACGACACGATTGTGGAGTCTTTGCATAACGGAAAGTATGTGGAGCTAACCGGATCCACGACTACCGTTACAATTGCACCGCAAGCAGATTCCAGTTGGCTAAGCGATAGCCATTTCTGGCTGGCCAATCGCAAATCAAGTGGAAGCATTACGGTTGAACCTGGATCTGGCGTCACGTTGATTTATGCTGGCGATTCTTCTGGCAGTTTCACTATCACGCACACAGCAAGAACCATTCACTTGTGGCGATCTGCCGAAAACACTTGGCGCGTCATTTCCTAACCATGAAAGACGCCGCCATGTCCCTCGCAAACGCGCTAAAGGTCAACCCTATTGTGACCGCAGCCATCGTGTTGCTTGCGGCTGCTTGCGTCTCCTCATGGAGGGCTGCGGTTGCCTTCACTCGCTTGAGTCGCGCAGTCGAGCAGTCTTGGAGCTATAACATGGAGCGCGAGAGCTGGGACAAATTCGCGAGGCTTAACGCTCAAATCCAGATTCCCGATGTTGAGAAGATTCGCAAGGAGCATATCTCAGCGAGAGAAACCACGGAGGATGGTTTTGAGTTTCTCGGCCAAGCGAGTAAATGATTCAAGTGAGGAATCCCGTGGGTGTCATCGTTCCAAAAAACGAAACGACATCATTGCCATTTAGATTGCAATCGACTCCGCAAATGGTTAGCCCAGATACGTTTTCTCCGCTGCCAGAGTGCGAAACGGTCGCCTGATCTCCACCGGAAGTTCCGTCATTGACGGCAGCGAAGAAATCAGGAGAAAACGCCCAGACGTTCGGGATCGCATAATAGGTGACATCATATGGAGATATCTGGAAATCAAGGATTTGCTCTGGGGTGTCTGTGGTCAAAGCCTCATTCCAACGGCAGTTTTGCTCTGGGTAGCTTAAAGCGAGAATGGATGGCGGAAAGAATCCAGCACTCCATGCCTGCTTGATTGTAGTCAGCGGCGTTCCTGTTTCGGTCGCTCCTCCATCGTTTATTAGTTTAGACCTGCCCCTAGCAATTGTTCCCGTCCACGTATACGCAAGACCAGCCGGCCCAGAGAGCGATATGTTAAAATCCCATCCAGACGCAAAAAATACCGCAAGAATCAAAGGCGGGATTTTTCGCGGATCATCGCCACCAGGTATCTCAATGGCCCTCCTCGGCGATTGCGGGACGGTCGCATCGGTGTGATTGATTGTCGGCTGGAACGGCAACGCAGAAAACCCATACTCCTCGGGCGGCAAAACGGTTGCTCCAACAGGCAAAAGTCCGCGCTGGAAATCGTGACTCATAAAGTGATCGCGCGATGAGACACCGCAAAAGACGGGAGCGTCACAAGCTCTCCAGTATCAGTCCTGTAAAGGCGCTTTACGATTGCGAGATTCTCGCGCGGCGCGATCCTGACAGCGACGATGTCTTCGCCAACTGCAACGCTTGGCTCGCTTACGGGCGCGATCTTAACCTGCCAGAGAGGGTAGTGCCTTTCGGTCATTTCAAAGTCGCCATCAGCGACGGTCCCAGTGTAAGATACTACTGCGCCAGCATCCTCCGGCCATGAATTAAATGTCACGATTGCAAATTCCGTCGGATCTTCACTTTCGATTTTGATCGCAACGATATCGCCTTCGATTAGGGTAAATTCGTCCTCTGGATTTGAGCATGTCAGCGCATCAGAAACTGAATCGTCACCCCGCAAAATTGTACCGACACGAACTTTCCACGTTTCTGGCTCTACGCCAGCGATCAAGTCCCAAGCCGATTCAATATCAGAGCCTTCCCCTGCCCCAACCTTCGGCGGCAACCATCCCTGCGCCGTCTCATTCCATCCCGGCCTTCCACCAGGATTGACGCCCGTTCTCTGAGCATATTCGGCCACAAGGTTGAGAGCCTCAACCATCCACTTATTGCCCGATTTAAACTCTGGTCGCTTCATCATCCTGATACAGGCTCGATAAGGTTTTCCCAAGATTCGACAACGGCCCAGACGCTGGGGGCCAATCGCGTGCGCGTAAATTGAGCGAGCCTCCCGATTGGATTATACCTGCCCGAAATGCTGCCTTTGTAATTCGGAGGATCCGGCTGGAAAAGGAGGTTCGTCGGAATGGTGCTTGGGACAATGCCGGGAAATCGCGGTCTTACTGGCAAGTCTTTCCCGCGAAAGATCCATCTCACGGTCGTTGCCTGAGCGAAGTAGCGAAAAGAGACGTTCTCATCGTCAGAGGTATTGATCGTGACGCTCTGCGAAGTAATGCTGTCTTCGATGTCAACGACGCCATTGTCGCTCGTTGCGTCGATGAAGCCGATAAAGTTCAACGTCAATTCTGCAACGGGGCCACGGTCAATGGAATCCTTCGTCTCCAAATACATGTTCGAATAACCTGTGTAAGATGCCCCTCGCTTCCATTTCCTTTTTTCCGCCGCGAGGCCCGAATGAATGCCGCGTAATACAACGGTCAAACCGTCGAGGCCGGATCGTGAAACCGTCTCTTGCACGGAGACTTCGCGAAATGTCGTTGTTCCTTTTCCTACTGGGGTGGGCATGTCAGTTTACGGTGAGGGCTTGGCCGATCTTGCTTTCGATGGACTCGAGGGAGGAGACTTGTTTCTCTTGGAGCGTGAGGTTCTTTTTGTCTCCCTTGTCGTCGGCGCTGGTGCGAAGGCGGCGCTTCTCGCCAAGTCCTCCAGTTGTTAGGCCGGAAGCAATCCCGAGCCGAGCGCGATCCGCCGAAAAGGCGTTGTCGCCTCCTAGTGCCGATCCAGCTTGACCAAACAGGCGATTAGATGGCCGCACGGATTCACCAAAAAGCCTGCCGTCGCGCGATGACATAAGCGATCTTGGAGGGCCGAATTGTTCCGCCATAGGTCGCGGCGGCCCGTAGGTTCCTTGGACCTGCGGCACTTTATAAGAATCAGCGGCAACCCTTGCTCTTTGCTCTGCAAGCTCGCGGTCGTAGATGTCGGATTGTGGGGATTGCACTCCTGCACTTGCAACTGGCGGGAAGGTCTTTCCAAAGGCAGCGCCGAATTTATCAGCGGCGTCTTTAACCGCCTGCGAAGGCGCCCAATCAATCCCGGCAAGCTCCTCTTGCAGCCTTGAGGCAAAATCCGGCGCGGCTTTTTCTTCTGGTTTCGCCTCTCCGATAATTCGGGTGGTATCCACCATGTCTACCTCGCCCTTTAGGGCTTTTCCAAAGTTCTTTGCCAACTCGTAAAACGCGCCGCCAATCGCATCGACTCCTGCTACCAAAACATCGATCAAGATGTTTTTCATAAATGAAAGCCCCTCGGGTGAAAACAATGCCCGAAGCAATGCGCCGAACACTTCTAAAGCTTTTGCAAAAGCGTCTGCCAAGACGGCGACGAGAAGCGGCACAGATGCCGAAATCATGGAAATGATGTTTTCCATGTTGAACGCGCTACCGATTCGTAATCCTAGAGCAGCAAAGTCGAAATTATCGAACTTTGTCAAGATCGCGTCAATGTCTCCCGCGATTGGCTCAAGGAACCCAACAAAGAAGCCTTGAAGCTTTTCGGGAATCCTTGCCATCTTGTCAGAGATTGAATCGAACACGCCAGAGGAGCGATCAAGGATTTCCGCTTGAGTCCCGAGGAAAGTGCCAGCATTAGCGAACGCTTGCCCATCTGCGAAAAGCGTCAGAAGCTCGCCGCCGGACTTTCCGAATAGCTGCATGGCCACGGCAGCTCTTTCCGCTGGCGATTGAATCGCGGAGATCTTGCTTTGGATCAGTTCAAATTGCGCACCAGGATCAAGCTTTGCGATGTCCTCAAACTTGATGCCTAACGTCTCAAAAAATTTCGTCGCAGTCTTTGATCCATTCCCAAAATCGGTAATTGTCTTTTGAAGCTTGTTGATCACGCCGCCGATCTTGTCGGCTGAGACGCCGTTGTCTTCAAACGCTCTTCCCATCACGGCAAGCTGACCTGCCGCAATGCCAGTTCGCGCAGAGAGGTCTGCCATCTTCCCGCCTAAATCGGCTGCCCCCTTTAGCCCCGCTGTAAAACCTGCTCCCGCAGCAGCGGCCCCGGCTAATGCGATTGCGGTTGCCGCCTTGCCAGCAGACAGAGCGAGGCCCCCCATGGCCTTGGTAGCACCGCCAAGCGATTGCCCAATCTTAGTGCCGGTAGTTGCAGCCAGCCCTCCAGCTCGTCGCATCGTCGCAGCGAATCCCGTCATGTCTGCCGAGATCGTCGTCTTTAGGTCTGCTTTTGCGGCCATTCAAACCCCTCTACAAAACAAAGGAGATTTTCAACTTGCGTTTTTCGTTCGTTTTGTTGAGTCCTCCGACATGGATACAAAACTTCTCCTTGGTCTACTCCTTCGCCACGGCCTGACTATCGCAGGCGGCTACGCAACCGGAGCCGGTATTGTCTCGCAGGCTGATCTCCAGACCGGTATCGGCGCAGCGGTCGCGCTTGTGGGGATTGTTATGTCGGCGCTGGAAAAGCGGAAACGGGTAAAATGAGCCTCGACATCAAAAGCCTCGCGCAACCTGATGCCGTGCTAATCCAGCATGGACTGCGCGCAGTTGGCTTTTACGACGGGACGACGAACGGCAATCCCGGCAACCTGACGCTCGACGCCTATAAACGCTACATCGCGAGCCTAGCAGCGGGCGAGCAACCGGGAAACAGCCTCGCCGCCAAGCTCGTTGGGATCCTCAAACGCGAGGAGGGCGTCCGCGAGCAACCTGTCAACAGCAACCGCGGCAAGCGCGTCGAGGAATACCAATCCGCCACCTGGCTACCAGGCTCCGGCTGGGCATGGTGCGCGGCGTTTATTTGCTGGGGAGTTCGCGAACTTGAGAAGCTTGCCGATCTACCTTTCCCGCGACCGCAGACGGCAGGGGCATGGGATTTTGAACGATGGGCGAAAGAGGAGGCGGGGCCAACAGTCAAGCTCTACAAGCCCCAACAGGAGATCAAGGCCGGGGACATCGTGATCTTCACCTTTAGCCACATCGGCCTCGCCATCGAGGATGAAAAGCACGGCATGGTCACGACCGTCGAAGGCAATACCTCGACAAGCGGATCCCGAGAAGGTGGTGGCGTTTATATCCAAGAGCGGAAAACCTCTCTAATCCGGTCGCACATCCGACTTTTTGCATGATCCCATCCGCCATCTTCGGTTCGCTTTTGATGATCGACAAGGATCTGGCGCGGCGGGCGCTGGACTCCAAATAAACTAAACAGGCAGCTCCCGCCGTTGCCAGCATCCACTTGTTAGCCTCTTTGAATTATGGACGACATTATACACAACGACAAATCCGCAGCGAAAGCCGCGTGTGAGCAATACGTGGCAGCAATGCATGACCTGCAATCCAAACTGGGAGTGTGGGAGGAAAACGACGACTCATGCAGCGAGACACGGGCTTACGCTCGATACCACGACGAAAGCGGGAAGGTCGTGAATTATTGTCATGGCTAACGATAAAACTGAGCCACAGGCCCCACAATCTAACCCATGAAAACACAAAAGACATCCGAGGGGCCCGTTGGCTCCAGTGCCTTGTTCGCCGTTGGCGACTGGGTGAAACTCAACCCCGAATACGAATACGAGGTCGCTGAAATCCGACGCTTCCCGCACGGATTCATGGTGGGCATCTACGACGAGCGCCCATCCAATCATGTGGACTTTTGGAACGCCTCAAGCCTGACGCTCTCACGGACGGCGAACGTCGATGTGGAGGCATCCCCGCCACTAACACCCCAAGACTGATCCAATGAGCAAAACGAAATCGAAGCGGGAAACCGCGACCCAAGAGAAAGCTGGCGGGGATTGTCCTCGCACGCCTTGTTCTCCATTTGTGTTCTGCGAGGCTGACTTGAAAAAGGGACGGAAGATCAAAGCGGAGCAAGGGGAAGGAGTGTTCCGGTTCACGCTCAGGGATGGTCGGAAAACACGGAAAATCGAAATGTCAGATGATGAAGCGTGGATCGTCGGGAAAATCATCTCAGCGATGCACCCGCACATATCGGGGAGCAATGACCCGCTCTGGCATCAGATACAGGAACAGCGCAAAATCATCTTGGAGAACGCCGGGGGTATGGCGCGGGAACTAGCCGCGCAGAACTCCGAAATCACCACCGACTTGAACGGCTAGTTCCCGTTGCCATCACTCCCTTGTTAGCCTCTTGAATTATGAAAATACGCGACGGACACGCCACCCTTAACGGCGACAAAACAGAACACGAAATGACCAGCGGCGAAGTTGAAATCATCGCTGACGACGGGCGGACGCTTCTCTGCATCCGATTGGAAAAGGATGGAACGCTTGATGTGAGCGCAGGAGTATTCTGCAAGCACGGCGGGAACCTGTTGGATGATCGGCTGGAAATCCTCCCGCGAGCCTGCAACCGAGTGACGATCCGCCGCCCGATTTATATTGGCTAACGCGGCTTTTGTCCTCGTCCTTAAATGCACCAAGGATGACGACGACGACTTTCCCGACTATCCCGGCGGATACCGATAACATCATGGACGAGGCAAAAAGAGACAGAATTCTGGCAGGCATTTTGAAACGACCGAATGCGGCAAACTACGACATCTCGAAAAACCTCTCTGCGGTGACATCTGCGGAGGTTGCCGAGGTGAGGGCGTCGATGACGGGCGAGGTGATGAAAGGGCCACAGGAGGACACGCAGGGCGAATTGGAGGCCATCCCACTAAATCAGAAGCGCGTCATGCCGCAGAAACCTCAAGGCTCCGATTGCCGTCGAAGACTGCATGAGATCAAGCGGGGCGTCTGCTACCGAGTCGCTGACTTTGCCCAGCACATCGGAGTCTCCGAGGACACGATCAGACGGCACGCGAAGGCCCTGCACTGCATCAAGTGGGTGGAGATGAGCCCCGACAATTTTGAGGAATGCGTGATGTCACCCGAGACGGCGAAACAATACCTCCGTTAAACTATGAGCGACGAAATCAATCTTTCCGACCGCCTCGTTTCTGATTCCGACGCGATGAACCGCGTTGTAAAGGCGCAGGCCGAACTTGCCAAAGCCCGAGCCGAGGCCTCCGCGTTGCGAAAGGATCGAGACGATGCGCTAGACGAATACAATGCCTTGCGAGCGGCGAAGTTTCCCATCAAAAACGAATACAAGCCGAGGCCAAGGGTCAAAACCGAGACGGTCAGGCTGATCGCAAACGATGTCCACGGATCCATGATGGACCGTCCTGCCGTTGAGGCTTTTTTGGGCGATGTGCGCCGACTCTCGCCGGATGAGATCATCTTGAACGGCGACATCGTGGAATGTGGCGGCTTCCTTGCCAAGCACCACGCGGCCAACTACATCGCCCAGACGACCTACAGCTATCAGGACGACATCGCTCATGGCAACTGGTTCTTGGACCAGCTCCAAGAGGCCGCGCCCTCCGCGCAGATCCATTTCATCGAGGGAAACCATGAGTGCCTTCACCCAAGCCACGAAGTCCTCACGGATCGAGGATGGAAGAAAATACCAGACGTAACCGAAGCCGATACCGTCGCGTCAATTGACCCGCTCGGTAAGGTGGTATGGGGCAAGCCTGAGGCGATTGTTTCATACCCGTTTGACGGCGAAATGGTTGTTTTGGAAAGCCGTTGCGCAGATGCGGCAATGACGCCAAATCATCGCGTTGCCCATTTTGGACAATATCAAGGGGACCTTAAATACAGGCGAGCCGATTCTATCTCAGGCAAGTCAGTGGCAATTCTGCCGACATCTGGAAAATCAGACATGCCAGACTTTGAGGGAGTTTCGGATGATGAGATCCGACTTGTGGCGTGGATATTGACAGACGGGCATATTGGCGGGCACGTTGGAATATCCCAAAGCAAGCCGGAGACGATCCCGGTAATTCAAGATTTGCTAGATCGCCTTGAATTGAGATATGCAAAACGAACAAGGGAAAGGGATGCCAGAGACATTTGCGGCATAGCCCTCAAGTCGATTCGGAAATCCGTTACGTTTGACTTTACAAGCGAATCCGCAAGAGACGTAGCGAGGCTATTCGGTATCAAGAAATGGAGCCACTCAGCAAAATATCATAAAGCAATTCCAGAATGGATTGGCCTTTTATCGGAAAGGCAATTCGACATATTTCTGGATACTCTTGTCTTAGGGGATGGCTCCAATAGCTCAACAGGCCATAAATCAAGATGCCTTTACGGGCGTGTTGAGTTTCTGTCTGCAATTCAATCGCTTTGCGTTGTTTATGGTCATCGCGCATCACTGGCGCAACGGAACAGAAACGGCCAACCTGATTACTGGGTTTTGAATCTTACAAAGCGTGACAGAACCAAAACCGAAGGCGCTAATTACAGCCGGGAGCATTACGTTGGACTTGTGCACTGCCTGACGATGGCGATGGGCAATTTTTTCACAAGGCTTAACGGCAAGGTCCACGTCACTGGAAATTGCCGCGTTGAAAGGTGGATAACGGACGAGACTCTTTCTAATTACCGTGATTCAGAATTTCTTTACAAGCTCAACGCCCCTGAGTTCCTCCTCAAACTCAAAGAGCGCGGCATCGTCTACTACAGACGCTCCGAGACTCACGTTCCCGGCCTTCCACCAGGCTGGATCAAGATGGG